GGGATGATAGTAGCGTTCATGGAAGCGTTCAAGCTCTGGTCGCCGCCCGAATGGATCTGGATAATGCTCGGATTGGCCGGTGTCGGCTTTCTGAGGGCCGGGGTTAAGAATACATCAACTGTTTTAACGAATATGATTAAGGAGATCGAAATGAAGACAAAGATTATTGTTTTCGCGGCATTACTGGCCTTGTCGGCCGGCGGGGCCGTCCATGCCAACGGAGTGACGTTGTGGGGCCTTACAGAGCAGGACCTCAATAGCCAGAACGCGATCACTGCGCGTGTTGGCTATCAGTACGATTTCATAGAGGGCTTTATCGGCTCGACGTGGCGGCCGGCGTATGAGGTCGGGACCGAGGAGCTAAAGCCGCCGCAGGTAATGTCTCTCGGCGCACTGGTGCATGCGAGGGACCTCTTGGACCCGAATAATCCACTGCCGTGGATACCTGAAATACTCTTGTCTATTATCCCGGAAGAGATGGTTGCCCAACCTTATTTCGGTGGGCAGGGCACATGGAACTTCATCGATCGCGATTCGGGGTTCTACGCATTCATCGTTGGCATACAGAGCAAGCTCGCCGCCGATAGTAAATCCTCGTTCATTACGGAATTAGCTCGCAACCAGAACTTCAACGAACTCGATGCCGTTAAGGACGGCTGGCGGCTGAGCCTGGGGTTCCGGTTTCTGTTCTGAGATGAATGAGACTCCCAAAGAGCCGTTAGTCTGCCGGGTATTGGGTGGGCTGTTCGTCAGCCTGATGCGGATCGGCCAGAAGATATGGCACATCTTCGATCCACCGGACTGGAAGAACCGAAGGCCCTGAGTACGGTCTGATTGCATGGCCGGTCGCCGGGCCGCTGTAAAGGACTCCGACTTGAGGCGGCCCGGCACCTTTTTTATACACTCGAAATATTCGATGCAGGGATGGTCTGCAATCATAAATCGAAATTCATAAATCATAAATTAACAGGGTCACGGATGGCTAAGGTAAAATTCACCGCGTTATACGACTGGCTGGCCCGCAGGCGTGATCTCAATTCGACCGAAAAGATGATCATCTCTCACATCCTTCGTTACGGTCGAACCGGTTGCTACAAGTCCAATAAGATGCTGGCGGGCGATCTGGGTATTGATAAGCGCACGTTAGGCCGAGCCGTGAGCGGGCTGGTTCACAAAGACTGGATCGCCCAATTATACGAGACCAGGCGTCGGCGGGTGCTTTTCATCAACGAGCTTATGCTGGACGATATGCCACTTTTCGAATCGATGACAGGCTGTGGAAAACCTGTTAGAAAACCTGTTAAATCATCAAAATCAGGGTGGGGGCGTTTTGCCGTATGGTGGGGGCGTTTTGCCCCCACGATATATAAGAAGAGTAAACATGTATCATACAATAATGAAACAATATTGAAAGAGCAGGCTGATTTTCTATCTTCGAAGATGAAACAAAAAACAAGACTGACGAAGGCCGAGTTCGAGGCCAGGCGGCAGGAATATCACAGGCAACTGGAGGAAGATTGATGTGTATGGATAAAGACGTGCCGATTTCCGATGAAGAATTGTGGGGCGTGCCGCCGGATGAACTGCCGAAACCGGACCCGGACAGGAATCACTTCGACGAGCAGCAGCCGATTAAAAAACCGATAAAGGGGAAAAATGATTGAGATAACCAACGAACAAAACAGTTTTACTATCATCGTGGGGCAATATTTATTCGAATTTAAAGATTTTGATGAGTGGGTAAATACTGCAACAAAGAAATTTTCGCAAGTTGGATTATTAGAAAAGACCTTTTACCATATATGTGTGGATGCGAAGGGCCGGGTGTGTCTAAGCGGTCGAGAGTTTCAACGAGCAAGAGATGATAATTCTTTTCCTATAAAAGTTTATATTAACAGGATTTAAATAATGACTTGTGTTATTCAAAGATCGTTTGGCGAGAGTATGAGGCCGGGCCGAATGGCCGGCGTAGAAAGGAGTTGTTATGTTTGACGAGTTAATAGCAGAACTGAAAAGTTATAAGAATAAAATATATCACCAAATTATTGAGATTGATAAGGTTATCGTTACTCTCGACGGTCTCGATCGGGTTGACAAACAAGCCGAGCCGCCAAAGCCTGTGATTGTGCCGAAAATAAAGACCGGGAAAAAGATGCGCGGCAAATACAAGAAGCGGGCGGCCATGTCGGAAGAGCCAAAGCATATCCCGGGCCTTCGCGGGCCGAGGAAAAGGGCATCGAAATACAAGGGCATCTCGCCATGCAAGCCGAGAAAAGATGGAACGCACCTGTGGCGGGTTCAATATTGGGAAAACGGGAAAAGTAAATCGTTGGGTCAGTTCGAAAGCCCAGAGCTTGCCGGGGCGGCTTATGCCGAGCGGACAGGCGATCATGCAGAGGCAGCAAGGCTTCGTGCTATGGCCGGGCGGCAGAAGACAGACATGGCGGAGCAGGCGGAAAATAACCCGGACCGTGCCAGGAGGGTGACAATCTATATCTGCACACACTGCAAAACCGAATGGCAAAGCAAGCCCGACAGTTGCCCGCATTGCAAGAGTGTGACATTCAATGCACAAAAAGTCGATGCAGATAAGGTGTAGAGATGAAATTTGAGAACCAAATAATCTGCGTAACCCGCGTAATCCGCGGTTAAGAAAGGCTTTGAAATGAAAAAATCAGCATTACCCTGCGGTCATAAAAGGTGCGGAACATGTGCATTTTGGAAAAAAGCAAATAACAAATTTAAGGGAATACCAGCCGGACAATGTTCTAAGGGATTTTACTCGATTATGTTGCCGCTTGACAGGATTCAGCCTTATTATCTGGAAAAAGCTGTTACATTGGATGATGGCAATATAGCCTGCGGCAAATTCAGGTTGAATAAAAATTTGAGAAAAACTCTGTGAACTCTGTGTACTCTGTGGCTGAAAGAAGAATTGAAAATGAAAAAAGCAGGAAGAAAGCCGTTCGGTTATTTTGACGATGAGGCCGCCGTTATCGAGCAGGTATTTTTGAAGGCTGCCCGTCGGCCTCACGGGGTGAAGCCGACTTTCCAGGGCATTGCCGACTCGATGAATAAGGATGGTTATAAGACGCAGACAGGCGGGCCGTGGTACGCGATTGCGGTCGGGCGGATCCTGCGGAAGGGCCGGCAGCCGGCGGCCGGGCCGAAGCAGAAAAAAATCAAAAAGCAGCATTTGGACTCCGGCGATTACCTGACGAAAGAAGAGGTTGTCAGCTGCCGGGCGGTATTGCGGGATTCGGATCGCGTACTGTTCGAAGTTCTGCTCGGAGCCGGGCTCAGGGCGAGTGAGTGCTGTGAACTTGCGGTTCAAGATTTAGGCATTCTCGCTGGTCGCAGCCAGATAGACGTCCGGCGCGGCAAGGGCTCCAGGCAGCGAGCGGTAAAGATTGGGCCGAAACTCAAGCAAATCTTAATGGAATACATAATAAAAGGCCTGAACACCATTTATAAAACCTCAGTACCCGAGCCAGTCTTTAGGAACGAACGCGGCAAGCCGTTGACGTACTCCGACCTGTATTCGAGGATTCGCAAGATCAGGACTCGCTCGGGCGTTGCGGCCCTGCATCCTCACGCACTTCGGCATACGTTCGGAACGTTTTTATACAATTACAGAAAGGACCTGGAATACGTCCGGCAGCAGCTCGGGCACGCATCGATTGCCACTACGCAAATCTACATTAACACATTGTCGGAAGAGAAGTTAGAGCAGATGAGGGGCTTCGAGGGCAGTTTCGATCCGTAAAACATTCATAATAGAATACAAGTAAATAAGTGATTGTGATGTAAGTGATGTTCGGGTAAATGATTATATGAAAAATGGATTTTGTATTTTGTTAGGAAGTGACATTTTCGCATTTACAGTGACACGATCAAAATATATTTTAGCCACAGAGGACACAGAGGACACAGAGATTTAAAACAACTGTGAACCGTGAACCTGTAACCGTAAACCTTAAAGAAAGGATTCTCTAATGCTTACGATCAAGCGTACAATCGGGATGCACTATATATCGGGTGATTGTCTGAGGAGGCAGAGGCTGGCGGCGGGAATGAGCCAGGCGGAATTGGCGCGGAGGCTGACAAACAAGGTCGGCTGGACTATCTGCCAAATGAATATATCACGGTTCGAAAATATGTACGAGTTCGAGGTCAGCGAGATACTTTTACAGGCGATGCAGGAGTGCTTGAAATGATCGTGGCTAAAATTTAATTGCTGCCCCCAACTCATTCAGCACCGCCTGCAGGTAGTTGGCGGTCAGTGCCTTTCGCCCGGCGAAGAAATCGTACAGTGTTTGTTGGTTGCAGCCAATGGTTCGGCTCATGGCCGGGATACTTATCTTCCGCTTTTTCATCTCACTGAGAATAATCTTTCGCAAATCAATTTTTGCCATAATATCATCCTTTTGATCGCCTTACCCGTTTGCATAGCAATGATGTTGCGACATCGCTTACATTGATATTTGGTTTTCATTTTCTTAATCGACCAGAGGAAAACCAAGCGCGTGACCAGTGCAATTCGGGCAGCCCAACCAAATGGCAGGACGTCCACCCACCGTACCACTGATAGTGTCTCGGCCATGCAAACCATACGATGCAGTGTCGCCGCACGCGCACCGAACCTGCCCGATTTGCTTCAGCCATTCTCGTCGTTTTTCGTGTCTTGTTTTTTCAGTTTTCATTTTCTTACCCTTCTTTCATAAAGTTAATGTTTACGGTTTATGCGTCCGACCAGTCCTCGTAGTCGGTCTGCGGGAAATCTCTCGCTACGATCTCGCGCAGGCTGGCCAGGGCTTCATCCTCATCTATCGCTTCGATTTCAATTATACCAGCTGTCGGATGTTGATATTTGTACTCGCTCATTTTCTTACCCTTCTTTCATAAAAAAACGTTATTGATTATTAACTTTTGCTATCTATTATAATAATACGGCTAAAGCTGATGTTTGTCAATAGTTATTTTCGTGGAAATGTGAAAATATTTGTATTATCGTGGTTATTAGGCTGAAAATGAAGGTTTTAGAGCAAGATATTTTTGTAGAAAATCAGCGTTAAAATTTCTCGATATGCTGTTTGTGATTTTTAATTCGCAACTTAAACAAGAATGTTTTGGATTTATAAAAAGATAGCCGGTAATTTCAATTACTTAAAGATATGACACAAATACACGAACAGATAAAGGAGATTGAAGATGAGGTGAGAAAATTGGTATCAATGGCAATGGCGATCAATCCCGAAGGGCTCGGATATAAACCGCAGATAGCGATCAGGTCGTTTGCCAACGGATGCCGGGACCTCCAGGGCTTTCATTTGGGAGAATTAAAAAACGCCTTCGATATCGGGGACGGCAAGAAACTGACGGAAATGGTGAAACATGCGTAGAGGCCGAACATTATATCATTGCCACGGCAAGAGTAAAGGCAAGAAGATCAGGACCTACAAGACCGTAGCCGGCGCGAAAAGAGCACATAAGAGGTATAGTTGAGGCAATCGAAAATCGTAAATAGGAAATCATAAATCAGAAGATGCCCGCGGCGAAGTGCACAACTGAGATAATCGACAGGGTGGTGATTCTCGTGCAGGAGGGATTGTCGATAAAGAAGATCGCAGCCGCGGTCGGCCTGGCGGAGGGGACGATTCTCAACTGGAAACAGCAAAGCTCGAAATTTTACAATAGTGAATTTGCCGATGCCTTCGAGTCGGCAAAGGATGAGTTCGACTGCGGTAAGGTGAAGGCCGGCCAGTCGGTTCAGGCCAAAAAGCATAAGCTCAGGAAGGTTTACAAGGAGCTGCAGAACCAGGGACCGGAGATGCCCAGGAGCTCTTATACGAAGGCCCTGATAGTTCGTTACGCGGCTTCGAAGCTCAAGCTGAGACTGAATATGAAGATGACCAGGCCCGCGATGCTTTACGAATGCGAGAGGAAGGTTGAGGAGCTTGCCGACTACCAAATGGTGGTTGTTCGGGAAGAAACAGCCGATGTCGATCCGAACCAGCAGGCGGTAAAGAATGTTCTGACGAATAAGGGCGATCCGGGCAAGCGGTGGAATTTCAAGGAAGAGCACGAGATTGATGCAGCCGATCCATTGAAGAGGCTCATCGAGCAGATCGGCGGAGTGAAAATGGGCTTGCCGGGCGAATCGGAAATACCGGACTTTTCAGCGAAAGAAGATGATGAGTGACTGTCGAGGAAATAGAGAGAAACCTGTGTAGTCAGTACTGGAGGCTGAATAACCTCTACTGGATAATAAACAAAAAGAGTGTGAAGGTTAAGTTTAAGATGAATTACGTGCAATATTTACTTTACAAGTATTTATGGTGGCTCAATATAGTATTGAAGAGCCGCCGGCACGGAGTTACTACGTTTGCGTGCATCTTCGCCCTGGATTTGTGCCTGTTCACGCCGAACGTGACGGCGGGCATCGTCTGTCATAAGCTAAAGGCTTCGCAGAGGATATTTGAGACAAAGATCAAGTATGTGTATAACAACCTGCCGCAGGTCATTAAGGACCGCGTTAAGGCAGTCAACGATACCAAGCAGGACATTTTATTCAATAACAATTCATGCCTGTACGTGGATACATCGATGCGCAGCGATACGCTTCAGTTTCTGCACGTATCGGAATACGACTGGATATGCCAGCACGATCCGATGAAGGCGGCCGAGATCAAGTCCGGCGCTATGGAGTGCATCGAGGAGGGCGGGATCGCAATAATCGAGTGCACGGCGGAGGGTGCGGGCGGCGACTTCAAAGAAATGTGCACCGTTGCCGAGGCCAAGGCGGCAAAGGGCGTTAAGCTGACCAGGATGGACTACAGGTTTCATTTCTTCGCATGGTTCGACAATCCGGAAAACCAGTTATTCGAGGAAGTGGATATACCGGTGCAGTTTGTTGAGTATTTCAAGAAGGTCGAGCGGGCAACGGGCCGGGTAATCGGGCCTGCTTATCGAGCCTGGTACGTTAAGAAGAAAGAGGTTCTAAAAGAGCTTATGTATAAAGAGCATCCATCGACTTCGGAGGAGGCATTCTACGCCGCGATTGAGGGAACCATTCTCGGTCGGCTGATGATCCGGGCGAAAGAGGATGATCGGATATGCGCGGTGCCGTGGGATCCCGTGTATCCTGTCTATTGCTCATGGGACCTTGGCCCTATGCACACGGCGATATGGTTCTGGCAGTTTATCCGCGACCGCAGGAATACGATAGATTTTTACGAGGACAATTCCGGGCTGGGCGATGAGGCTTATGCCAAGGTCTTGAATACGAAGCCTTACTTCTACTCCGGCCATTGTTGCGGGCCTGATATTCTCGGCAGCAATAAGAAGAACGGCATGACCGGCAAGATGACTATCGATTCTTTTGCCGAAAAGGGCATTCACTTCGACGTGCTTCCGGCTCATACGAAAGAGCTGCGGATCGGGGCCGAGCGAAGAATGATCGAGCGGGTATGGTTCGATGACCGGCACTGCTCGGCGGGCGTTAAGCACCTGATGAATTACCACTTTGAAAAAGACGATATCGCCAGTACCGAAGAGCATACGGTCTTTAAGAGAGAGCCGGTACATGATGCCGACAGCCACGCCGCCGATGCGTTCGGGCACGGTTGCCTGATTATCCGGATGTGCGAGGAAGAGGGCAGGCTGCCGGGCAACGTGGCAAAGGCAATCGCATCTCACAGCGCCGCCGACGTCGAAGGTAAAAAATACGATAAGATGAGGGCTTGATTATGGCGTTTGGAAATGATAGACCGCCGGCCCAGCAGGCTCAGCCGGCGATGAGAGTCGAGCCGGAGATTAATAAGGCCGTACTGGACGAGCAGGAGAGGCGGCGGCGGGTGCAGATGAACCGCGAACTGTCCCGGATATCGATTCCGAGCCTGCAGAAGCCGGTCGGGCAGGTGGGGTTTTCAAAGACTTTATAAATTTAGCCACAGAGAAAACAGAGAGCACAGAGGTTAAGGAATGATAAACAGAGATAGTCTTATATTTTCAATGATAGTATTTCTCAGTGTTACATTAGGTTGTTGGGCTTATTACTTTTTTGGTGGGTCAATAAACCCAGAGATTGAATGTAAACATCAATACATTGTATATAAATGTGACCCGGTAACAATGGAACGTCGCGTAGGCGCGAAAGTTAGATTAAATTACCGGCCATACTGTGTTGATTGTGGTATAGAAATTGAATTTATCGAGCCGAACTATATAAATTGGGGACAATACAATTTCAGAAATGTAGAAAACGTAGCTTACGCATTGTGCGGCAGGAAGTCGATAGATGTAAATGAGCCGTTCTTTTTGACTTGCCCGGTATGCGAGGATGCCAAATGCGTGAATAAAGAGTATGACAGCGGCAAGTATGCCTGTGTCATATACGGATTTGGTATTAAGGGGCATGATTTGTGCTGTGGGTTGTGTAAGAAACTTTTCAGTGACGACTGGGTACTGATTGGAACGAAAATAGATGCAGATTGATATGAAGAAATGCGGGACTTGTAAATATTGGAAAGGCACTGGCGAGGCCAGGGATTGCGAACATCCCAAAGTCATAGCGGATGGACTTCCCGACAAGATAGTATTGTATGGCGCAGACGATGATTACGGCAGTTATTTTAGAACTGATAAGGGTTTTGGATGTATCCTGCATGAGGAATCAATATGAACGAACAATTGACATATCTTACCGGATTCATGCAATTAATTATTGGTCTTTTGGTTGGCGGATTGGTTGTTTGGATACATTACAAAGGAAAATTAGGTGTATATAAATACACTATATGGCAGTACGAGGGGAATCATAAGACTGACCAAAGATCGATAGAACAATTGCGTAATTTGTTGGATGAGAAAAAGAAAACACAAAACCAAATAAATCTGCTAAATAGCCGGTTATGCGAGCAAATAAAATTATATCAAAGTCAAAAGAACGATGCCAAACAGAATGCTTCGGCGGTTATTGAAAGGCTGGAGCACGCGATACAGAGTTTGAAGGATATGCAAGGGTTTTTGAAATAATAAATAGGAAATCATAAATGTCCTTTGACTGGCGAAAATACGATGACGATGGCCTGGCCGATTTCATTCTCAAGCAGCACGACCGGGTAATCGAGATCAGGAAAACCCACGAGCCGCTGTGGGACGTCGAGGATAAATTATTCCAGCCGATCCGGTACGATATGGCCCAGACTATCAAGCCGGGCGAGGATTTCGGCGTCTCTGTTTACGATGAGAATCCCGCGGCCGCGGTTCGGAAGTTCGCTATCGGGTTTACGGGCATGACCGTCGAGAAGAACGCGGGCGATGAATGGTGGCTTTCGTTCGAGGCGCCGAAGAAATCGCTCATGAAGTCCGATTCGATAAAAAAATACATGCAGGAAGCGGCCGAGCAGGTGAGCTACGGTTACGACCAGTCGACGTTCTACCGGGAATACCCGGAGTGCATGAAAGATGCTGCGATAACTATCGGGTGCATGACTACCGAACAAGACCTTTTGAAGGGCAGGGTGATTTTCAGGAACCGGGACCCGCGGACTCATTATATCGCAGTGGATATGAACGGTGAGATCGATATCGACCATTTCGATGTGACGATGACGGCGAGGCAGATGCTGGAGAAATTCGGGGACGAGGTGCTGCCGCCATCGATTGTCACGGAGGCCAGGGGCGAGGAAAAGAAGAACCCGTTTACGGAACACAAATTCATCCACGCTGTTTATCCCAACGGTTCGGCCAGGCCGGGCATGGTGGATACTACCGACCTGCCGTACATTTCGTTCTACATTTTGAAGTATTCCGACAAGACGACTGCGAAGGACAAGTGGGTGCTGGAAAAGAAGGGAGCGACGACCAGGCCGATCAATGTAAGGTTCGGAACGCCGACATCATCGGGCTACCCGATTTCATTGGCCGGGTACGCGCTGACCGCGGCGACGAAAGGCAACCTGTACAATAAGAACGAGATGCGGGGATCGGATATGATGGTCGATCCGCCCAGGAAGGCAAGCGGATCGCTGATTGATGCTATTAGGAAGAGCAGGCTGAACCCCGGGTCTACGACACTCCTGAACAAAGGCGACGATGTGCTGGAGTTCCTGACGACCAAGATCGACCTGAGAGGGGCGGTCGAGCAGATCAGTAAGAGCGACAAAGCCGTGAATGATATATTTTTCGTATCGTTCCTTGAAATGCTGACCCGGCGAGAAAGTACGGTTAAAACATTAGGTGAGATATACCAGATGTTGGCCGAAATGCTCAGGATGATGGGGCCGGTTATCCGGGCCAATGAGGATGACTGCCTGGAGCCGGCGACTAACGCGATCTGGCAGTTTGAGGACCAGGCCGGCAGAATGCCGGATCCGCCCGATGAGCTGCTTGATTATATGGCTGAAAAGGGAATGCCGGCGGCTGACGGCGGGAAAAGGAAGATAATGATTAAAAACCGTTACAACGGTGAGCTTGCAAGGCTCAAGAGGTCTCTGCCGCAGAGCAAATCGACTATCGATCAGCTGGAATTCGCAACGGCGTGCAACCAGACATTCCCGGGCTCGGCGATGATTGTCAAAGAGCGGATGTTCCTGGAGCGGGCACTGCTGAGCAGGGGAATGCCGATGGATGAGCTCAAGAGCGATGAGGAGCTGGCAAAAATCGACGCGGAGCTGGCGGCAAAGCAGCAGCAGAAGGAGCAGCTGGAAATGGCCGAGCGGGCGGCGAAGATGGTTCCTGCGGTCACTAAGGACGCCGTGGACCCGAACAGCCCGGCGGCTCAATTGGCGGGGAGCGTTGTATGATAGATTACGATAAAATAAATAAAGATGAAAAATTCAACTCTTTGGATAAGCCTGATGTATTCGATAACGCACAGGGTAATGCCGACTTTGGAATGGGACAGGTCGTGAGCAAGACTCCGAATAAAACATCGGTGTACCTTTTTTATTGTTTCGATAAATGTGTCGCACGCATGGTGAATATCTCTACGACGAATATCGATGGTGTGGATGATAATAGGTTGTGCGGTTATGTTCTGATGCAAATGGTGAATGAGTACCTGGTGAATAAGCACCTTTTCAAGAAGAATTATATAAGTATTTGGATGAACAGTCTGGCTTACAATCAATTAATGGCCTGGTGGTGGGATAAAAAGGAATGCAAAGAGCCGAAGGGTATTGGTAGTTTTGCCGGTACTGATATTTGTATTGATGATGACATAAAAAACAACCAGGAAACAGTGACTTAGGGATAGTTATGGCAATAAATTTACCACAGGATGGTTACGCGGCGATGGCGATGATCAACCATTTGGCTAACAGCGGGGCTATTGCCGGGGTCAGTTATGAAGTTAAGAAAAAAAACGGAAAGAACATGCTCGTCGGTATCAGGGCGCAAATAGGCATCGAGTTAGAGGTTAACCCGCCGAGCCCGATCATAATGGCTAAAAGCGGGATGATAAAGCTGGGTGGTAAGGGCAGTCTGGCCGGATAACAAAAATCGAGAAATATAAAAAGAGGTTCAATGGTTCAACGGTTCAACGGTTTAATGGTTAAACAGTGAACCCTGAACCGTGAACCCGGAAAGGACAATAGTATGGATCAGCAAGATCAGCAAATTAAAGAAGTGGAAGTGGAAGTATTGAAGCCGGACATTCCGGATTTCAACGAACAGAAGATACCGAAGGCCATATTGACGGCCGAGGTACAGTCCGAGCGCGATGTCCGGCGTTACATATGCAAAGACGGCAAATTCAATAAAGGATTCGAGCACTTTTTCGACGTTGAAACGGGTAAGTTCGGCTCCAAGAGTGAGATCCTTTACCGGGCGACGATGACTAAGGAGCAGGCGCAGAAATTCATTACGGATCTGTGCGAGAAATCAGGCCGGACGGTAGTGATCGACAGCCTGACCGGCAGGCCGAGGGCCGTACCGGGCTGGAATCTCGATATCCGGGTGCCCGGGATGTCGTTAGCCGAGCAGAGGTCGCCGACCTTGCCTGAAGGCGTGCTCCGCGAGCGACTGAATAACCAGCTCCTTCTCGAACAGACCAAACAGATTGACGAGCTGAAGGCAACCGTTGCAAAACTGGCGGAACCAAAGCCGGAGTCTGCAAAAGAAGAACCGGAACCCGAGAAGCCGGGGAAAAAACGTCAATCATAAACCTGTGGTGAGCGAAGTCGAACCATCATAAATCAGAAATCGAAAATGGCAAACTGGTACGAAACAAAAGAGAGCCAGAGGACGCCGGAGCAGGCAAAAGATGCCCGGATAGCGTATTACCAGGCGTTTCTGGCCAATCTGTTCGGCCGGCAGGTTCTGGCGGATATGAGGCGCCGCGTCCGCGAGGTCGATGTTCCGATTGGCGGGCAGAAGTCGGTGATGGAAATATACGTATTAGATGCTTTCCTGCGCGATACGCGGGCCTTGTGCGGCCCGGTCGACGAGATGGCGGTCATCGAGGCCGAACAGCAGGCGGCGGCCAGGCAACCCATCGTAGAAGTATCCAGGCAAACACTGGAAGGATTCAGAGAATAGGGAGTAAAAATATGGATTTTAATTTATCAGATCATGTGAACGATGACGGCACGTTCGTCAATCCTTCGGCACTGAAGGCTCTTGCCGGCGACGAGCATAAAGATACGAAGTGTTTCGACGATATCAAGGATTTTCAATCGTTCGTCAAGGTCCATGCAGATACCAAGTCAGCGCTCGGCAAGAGGCTGGAGAATGTGATACAGAAACCCGGCAAGGATGCCACGGATGCCGAGAAGGCGGCGTACAGGGCCTCGCTCAAGGCTGAACTGGGAGCGGTGAAGTCCGGCGCCGAATACGAGTTCAAGAGGCCGGACCTGCCGGCCGGAATGCAGTACGATGAGGCGATGGAAACTCAGTTCCGCGAGATATTCGCGAAGGCCGGTGTGCCGAAGGAAGATGCGAAGGGCTTTTACGACGCTTATAACGCCGGGATGCTGGCAAAGCACAAAGCGGCCGCCGAGGCCGAGACCAGGCAGATCGGCACAGAGGACGAGCAGTTGAGAAAGGACTGGACGGGCAATGACATGTTGGTTAATCCGCGCATGGCGTTCGCGGCGATGAAGTCGCTCGGGGCTGAGGCGTTCCCGAAACTCTGGGCAGGCTGGACCGAACCAGATGGAACGGTGATCAAAGGTCTTGAGGTCAGGCTCAAAGAAGCTAATATTTTCGATTCGCCGGGCGACCTGGCAAAGTGGCGTGCGTGCGGGGTCGACCCTTCGATGCTGAGACTTTACTGCGTGTTAGGCAGGAAAATGATCGGCGCCAATATGCTCACCGGCGATGGCAACGCCAAACCGGCCGCCAAAGGAATGACACCAACTCTGCAGGCTGAAGTCGATGCGTGCAACGCTCAAACGAAGTGGTGAGGGGAAAAACAGCAAATAGCAATTATTGAATAAGTAAATCATTTCAGACTACTCGGTGCAAACCGGGCCTGATGCTTACCGGCCAAAGCGGTCGGCGCTCAGCAAGCGTTAAGTGTCAGGAGGGCCTGTAAGTAACAGATTACTCTCCGAATCAAGAATCAATTTATTTATTTGGAGAGTAAAAGATGACAACTTACAGTTTATCAACTTACGTCACGGCATTGGCCGCGGCACAACTGCTGGACCCGAAAGGCGGGCTGGTCCACCTGATCCAGACACTATCGTCTCAAATTCCTATTTTCGCGGATGTGCACATGGAAGAGTGCAACGACGGCTCGGGCCACAAAGGGACGACCGAGTATTACCAGCCGGTAGGAACCTGGCGAATGTGGAACGAAGGCGTAGCAGCCGAAGCGCCGATCACCGCGCAGTTCCGCGAAGTTACGGCAAACATGGCCTCGATATTCCAGGCGGATAAGGGAATGATCCTGCACAAGGCCAGGGGCAACGCTTCAACGGCCTCACAAATACGGGCCATGATGTGCGGCCAGTTCTCGGCAGGAATGCTCAAGGCCATATCCACGAGCCTTTTGTACGGAACGAGGTCGGACGGCAAGAGCCCGTTAGGCCTGTTCAAGCGAAGCAACTACAACGCGCTGAGCAGCGACTACGTGCACGACAACGCCGGCGGTGCGGCCTCGGCGACCGCCAATAAGGCGTCGCTGCTCCTGCTCGGACACGGCAGCCTGAAATACCACTGGATTTACCCGACGGGGATTACCCCGCCATCCGGGTCAATCGAGCAGCCGGGCAAGTCCATTACCGGCTTTGGAATCCGGAACGATCCGGTGGCCGACGGATTCGTGACGGATATCGGCGGTACGAACAAATACCTGGCGGTCCAGAACTGGCTGACGACGGAAGTGGGCCAGGCAGTCGAAGACGCCCGGTACGTACAGCGCATCTGCAATATATCGACCTCCGCCATCGATTCCGTCGACGACTTCGGGTTCGATGAGGAAGTGGCGATCCACGCGCTCGAGCAAATGCCGGACCTTGAAAACGCCATCTGGTACTGCAATTCCACCGTCCGGACGCAGATCAGGAACCGGAACAATTCGAAGGGCAACGTGTTCTACACGCCCGAGCAGCCGAACGCGCCGGAAGTTCTGACCCTGTGCGGAATACCCGTACACAGGTGGGATTCGATGACCTCGACGGAGGCGACGGTAACGTAAACGGGCGCTTACCCGTTGCTGTAATTTCGTTATTTGAAAAATCAAAAACAATATTTTTTCGAGGTAAAGAAAATGGATAAGTTAACAGCGTTCAGTGAGATACAGGTTATCACGGTCGATGTGGTAAGTGATAAAGTAAATTCATTCGGCAGCGATGCCGCGCGCAACCTGTTCATGTCGGAGCCGCACCTTATAAAGTCTTTGGTGGCGGTTATCGCCGCCGGCGGCACGGAAGGAATTCGCATCGAGTTCAGGGTCGATACGGCGGCAAGTCTTGCCAGCGGCTCTGAAATCGTAATCGGCGATTCGGGGATTATCCTGCCCGCCCAGCTGGAAACGGTCGGTGTCCTTCACCAGTTCAGGCTTCGCCCGATCGCGGTTCCATCAGGCTACGATTTCTGGGGCATTTTCTACAACGTCGTATCGACGGCATTCAGCGGCGGATTTGCCCTGACCACATGGCTGGCGGATGAAGGGCCGGAAGATGCACCGGCACCGATGTAAGAGAAGCTGATTCGAACGAAGGGCCGGACGTGTTTTTCTCCGCCCGGCCCGAAACATACAAAAAACACAGATTGAGAGGTATTAAAAATGAAACGAACAATTCTAATCATGGCGATTCTCGCAATCGCTCTTCCATGCTTCGGCCAGGGCGCCACATCATGGAACATTTACAGTAAGCCGAACGGCGACTGGTGGACCGGCAATGCGAAGGACATCGGCTGGCGGTGGGCGAAGGAGATAGATGCCCTGACGGCCGGCGGCGGCGCGACGAATATCGGGACGGGAAATATTTACTACGTCGACAGCGGATTAACCATCGCGGGCGACGGCAGCTCCTGGTCGAACGCTTTAGCAACTTTGGATGAGGCTTTTGCACTATGCACTTCCAATAACGGGGATATAGTTTACGTTGCCCAGGGCCACGCGGAGACGTGGTCGACGGCGGCGTTAGGCGCCACAATCGATAAGATAGGTGTGACCGTCGAAGGAGTCGGCGAGGGTTCCAACATGCCGACGTTTACGTACACGCACGCGGGGGCTACCATCGACATTTCAGTAGCCAATGTGATGCTTAAGAACCTGCGGTTTGTTTGCGGAGCAACTGACGTGGTAAGTTCGGTAACGCTTACGGCAGGCGCCGATTATCTGACAATCTCAGGTTGCGAATGGGTAACTCCAACTACCGGAACGTGGGAATTCTTAGACATGATTACGCTTGCTACCGGCAGTGACTTTGTGACTATCGCAGGCAACAAGTTTATGAGTCTCGTAGCGACTACCGGGTGCAACCAGGCTATCAACGGTGATGCCGGTATAGTAAACAGGCTTTTGATTGTCGGCAACGAGTTCCAGGGAACGTTTACCGTGGCGGCCGTCCACAGCGACAAGGTGAATACCAATATGCTGGTGGCCGGCAACGTTGTTCACCAGGCGACTGCGGGCCAGTTCGGACTGGAATTTACAGAAGCAGCTACGGGAATTCTTGCTGAAAATCTTGTTTACACCAATGCAGTTGCTACTGCGATAGACCCAGGTTCATTGGCCTGCTTTGAGAACTATATCATCAATACGATAGACCTCAGTGCAGAACTATTCCCGCCGGAATCAGCGATTGCTACGGTGACAGCAGGTTCAGCTGATGACATCTTAAAGAAGTTGTACTATACGGCTGATGGTACTGATGCGTTTCCTGCTACGGTAGCCAACGATTCGACACTTGCCAAGATTATGGGTATTGGTGCGGCTGCAACAGTAGCAACTTATGACAATACTACAATGTCGCTCCAGGCGTTGAATGTAGATCTCGATGCTATCCTTTCGGACACGGCATTGTGGGACACAACTGCCAAATTGCAAACCATACTATTCGGCTCAGCAGCGGCTGGTGCAACTGCTGCTCAAGTAGCTGCATTAACCACTCAGAGAATGCGCAATTCCTGCGAGGTAAACGCCGGTGGAGCAACCAACTTTACTTCGGTTGGCCTGGCTGGTTTTGGAACCAATTATTTCGAAACCGGCTGGTCTGCTATTTGTGTCTATGATGCCGGTGCGGCGGCGGGTGCTCCTGAAGGCGAAATCAGGGATATTACCGCATACGTGACGGCAACAGGAGTCTTTACGGTTGCACCTGCTTTTAGTCAGGCAGTCACTACCGGCGACCTGGTAATGCTTGTTCGTACGACGGAGACTAATCCGGATGTTGTTACAATGCTTGGTGGTTCTGGTAGTGTATGGTACGTCGATTCCGGCAAAACCGGCACATCTGCAACTGCGGCTGAATTAGGCAAGACTTGGACAAATGCCTATACGACTGTGGCATTGGCCATTGCGGCCGCAACTGCCAGTAACGGCGATGTTATCTACGTTGCACCCGGCCACGCGGAGACTTTGGCCGCCGCCGTTGCCATCAATGTTGCCGGTGTTACGATCAAAGGTTTTGGCGAAGCTACGCTCATGCCGACTATCACGTTGGATACTGCTGCGGATCAATGGGATGTGTCAGTAGCAAACGTTCACATTGAGAATATCAGGTTTTTGGCGGGTGCTACGGACATCTTGAAGGGCATTGATCTTGCGGCCACTGCCGATGGTTGTCATATCAAGAACTGCATATTCGAAGATGCCACAACGAGCGAGATACTCAATGCCATTGACGTTGCGGCGGGTTGTGACGACGTGACCATCGAAGGTTGTCAAATTTTGACGCCTGGAAATGCTGCGACCGAAGGTATCAAGCTGACTGGTGCTGTAGACAATATAAAAATTATCAACAACTGGATATTCGGAACATTCACGGTTGCGGGTATTTGGAGCGACCAGATTTGTACCAATGTCTTGATTAAAGACAACGTGGTCACGCAACTAACTTCCGGTCAATTAGCAGTTGAATTTACGGCGGCTACTACAGGTAATCTGACTAACAACACGCTTTCTTCACCGTTGTTTGCCACGATGCTGGACCCCGGCTCAATGATTTGCAGCGGCAATATGGGTTCGTCCGTTCTGGATGAAGCCGGCATTGAAATACCTATCAGCGCCCTGACGACCGATATTACGGAAACTGGCGACGGCTCCAATCTCGAACGGCTCGAATATCTCCAAAACAAGTCGGATGATATTCTTGCAGGTTTGAGAATGGCAGGCGGAACTATAGGTGACGTTTATTATGTCGATAGTGTGACCGGTAATACAGCCAATTCAGGAATCTCATGGGCTCTTGCCGAAGCTTTGATTTCCCAGGGTTACGGTGATGTTACAGCCAATAAGGGCGACATAGTCTTTGTGGCCCCGGGGCATACGGAGACACATTCAGCGGATGCCCAGGTAGCTCTTGCAACTGCAGGTGTAACGATTATCGGTCTCGGCGACGGCACAGATATGCCATTCGTCGATATGCAGCATGCAAACTCGTCCTTTGACGTTACTGGCGCCAGTAATACGATCAAGGGTATAAACTTCCATTCCAGTACGGCGGCAACAGCAATCGGGGTTCATGTTGCGGCGGCCGATTTTACTATGGAAGACTGCCTGTTTACAGACGCCGGTAATTTCGAGTTTGCAATCACTGTTAGTCTCGATGCCTCTGCCGAGCTTTCAACGATACGCAATTGCCGCCTGTTGTCTGTTGCAGGTACAACCGGAGCTACTTCCGGCATTGCGGCCGCCACGGGTGTAATCGACAGGCTGATTATAGAGAATTGCCGAATCTGGGGTGATTTCACAAATGCCGGTATTTACAGCGATCAGATCAATACGAACGCCCTGATTAAGAACAACTCAGTGACCAATAACAACTCCGGTCAATGTGCAATAGAGTTCACGGGCGCCACTACAGGCGATCTGATTGATAACATGCTGTCGGGCAGTACCTACGGATCGATTCTCGATCCAGGCTCGTTGCGTTGTTTCGGCAACAAACAGTGTGTCGGAGTTGATACTGGTGCCGAAGACATACCGCTTATAGCAGGCAAGTCCTATACGAGATGTATGAAGCTTGGTGACTTGAACGCACTGGATGATTTGTTTCTGGTGACTGGTGCTCCTATTGTAGTAACGAGTTTCGTCGGCAAAGCAACAGTAGCTTGCGGCGGGGCGACTACGTTGGAAATTCAGGTAGATGCAGACGATACCTGGGATTACGATCTGAGTACAGGCGTTGATGTTGATACAATCGATGCAGGTGGAATTCTTGCCTTTACTGCTGCAATAGGAGAAAGCGTTTTGACCGTACAAGCTGTTGGTTCAAGTGGTTCTATGGGTCCAGGTATAAACTGGTGGGTAGAAGAAGGTATGCTTGAGTCCAATGTATCTGGCGGCGGTTCCACCGGCGAGATTGAGTGGTACATGATCTTCACGCCGGTCGAGAATGGTTGTGAGGTCATACCGCAATAAGTTTTTTGAGGGCGGGACCGGGCATTAGCTCCCCCTGTTTCCCGGCTCCCGCCCTTTTAATTTATGATTTATGATTTATTAATTATGATTTTGCGGAGTGACAAATGGCGTTCGATAAACTTTACGTAGTTAACCGGATGATGATATGTATCGGGGAAACGACGCTGGCTTCGTTAGGCACCGATTCGAAGAGCCAGCGGCTGGCGAACGATATCTTCGACGGTATCGTCGCCGAGGTCTTTGCTTTGCCGATTGAATGGCATTTCGCGACGGCCCACGCGGAATTAGCGAAGGTAGCGACGGATCCGGCATTGGGCTACGACCATCAATACAAGCTGCCGGACGGATGCGTGAGGGTCATATCGACGATTGATGAAAACTACAGGGACATCCATTACGAATACGAGATCGGGGTCTATTGCCATACCGAGAACGGCAAGGTTGTACAGGATGATGTTCTTTTGTGCGATCAGGATGAAGTATTCGTTAAGTACATCGTTCTGCGCACGAATCCCGGGAGTTGGCGGGCGTGGTTCACGAAACTCGTCATCCTGACGGGTGCGATAGAAATGTGCGCGCCGATAGCGGAGAACGATTACCGGAAGATGTCGCTCCAGCGGGATTTGGATACGGCGATGGATACGGCCCGGTACGCCAACGGGCTTGAGGGTATGGACGTCGATATCGAAGGCCGGGATTTGCTGGATGGGCAAAAGGATATCCGGGACGGGTTTATGAGGCCGAATAATTTGGAATTTGATATTTAAGGAGAAAAAAAATGAAAACGATAAAACGATATGGCAGGGTGATAACGGCGGTAGCTGTTTTGCTGGTCCTGGCGGCCGCAATGGTGGTGTGTTTAATGCCGATTGTCCGGGCCGAGCCGGTGGACCAGTACCATACAGGCTGGAACCTTGTCAGGGCGAAGGCCAGCCAGGATGGCGATACCTTTGCCGCCGTCTACGACCGGACCGGCGTCAGCGCGACACTGACGTGCGACTACGATGGTATGGACGATACAGGGGTCGCTTTGGGCGGAGCGTTTCGAATACCTTCCCGCAGCGTGGGCAGCGATACACCATACGCGCCCGGGACGAAGTGGGTCTTTGTAATTTGCGGCAATTGTTTCAACGATACCGACGATACGTTCAGCTTCAACGTGGTCGGGTGGGCCAGGGGCAACGGGATGCAGCAGAATATCTGCGAGGGCAACGGTGTCCTCGGCACGCAGGCGGTAGTAAAGTACCCGGACGGCGGCGATGCGCTCGGCGAGCTGGTAAGTTTGACGGGCGTGGCCTATACCCACGCATCGGAGACATTCACACTGAGCAATAGTTTCGACGATGTCGTGGCCGGGATGATGGCCCGCGTGACGGGCACGGGTTTTACGAGCGAGATTGTGAATATCACGACAGTTACCGGCAACGATTCGGTGGTTTGCGATATCACTACCTCGACCGGCAACGGCACGGACGCCACGATCCAGATCAACCCGGCCTTCTGGGCGGATACGATAGCGATCGACGAGCAGACGAAGTGGCCGGGCTATAACGGCACGGTAGTAAGCGAGCCGGGTGTAGGTGTATTTAATTCGGGTGATAACGAGGTGGCAATGCTCGTTATCGACTTGGCGGGATTAGAGTATATCCAGTTCGTGTTCTACGACTGCGACGCCGCGACGGGCGAGGAGGCGGGCAATCTGAAGGTTTACGGGCGGCCGTACTAATATTTTAGCCACAGAGATCACAAAGGACACAGAGAAAGAAAAAGATGAAACGAATACTAAAAACAATAGTAGTTATGCTGTTACTTTTATTCGGTGTGGGTTTGATGTTTTTCGACCCCTGGAGATATTGATGAAACGCCTTACGGTATTCTTGTTGATATTTAGGAGAAAGAATGAAACGAATAATTGAAATCGGACTGGTTCTGTTAATTGCTTCGGCGGTCTGGGCGGCAGTTGATACGAAGTTTGGCTCGCTTGTGACCGATGCCGAGCAGCGGCAGAAAGTCATTACGGCACGGGCATTATTGCAAAACGCGAGAAGTACCATTCAGGAAACGAGTACACAACTTCAGGAGATTGCGAAAAGCGGCTCGTTCAATACTGTCGATGCCGAGCTGAAGGCGACGTTGATTAAGGCGTGGCAGGTCGTTAAGGATGCCAATACCGGCTTTAGCGACCCGAACGTAGCGAAACTCCTGGACTGGAGACCGGCAAAGAAATGAAAAGGCTGCTATTTTCTATTTGCTGTTTGCTATTTGCTGTTAGTCCGGCTTTCGGCGTTGGTACGTTCGCATATACAGTAGCGACGAATAAGATAGTTGTTACGGATGGAACATCCGGTGCTCCGGCTACGTTCAACGATATGTATACGGCTGACCAGGCAGGGACGGGGACTGTCCTGAACGTCGCAGAGAATGGTGCGGCAAATGTTACTCTCGATTACCAGATAAGACCTACTCATTCAAAGGCTTTGATAATCAAATGTATCGTTGCTGCCAAGACTGCCGAGGCGGATTTTATCTTCATCACAGGAACGGATGCGTGGGACACGGCACAGACGGAATCTCTCGACGTTACGGCAGGAAACGGCACATATACAACTACCAAACGGTTTAAGACGATAACTAATCTTGATTGTTCTGACAATGCCGCTGGTGGCGGAACTGTCTGGGCCGATGGTACGATAGCGGTTACACAGGACATCTGGGGTGTGGTGTGGGAGATTGTTGCTGATGGAAGTTATCTTATTGATTGTGATGTTGAGTTCGGTGATGGCTCGACGGCCACTTATTTTCGGTCTGCACATGAATTTGTATACTGGGAAAATTACTCCCACTTTTCTATTAAAGCAAACGCAACACTCGATTTAGGTGAATCTTCAGGTGATTGGAGTAAAACGGGTTCGGCATGGTCGTTCGATTTAGATGAAAATTTTGCTTTCTTAGCCAGTGCGACTGCTGAGTTTGGTATATATGGTTCGATGATTATTCGGCGAGATGTAATCGGAGCATGGTTTCAACAGACTAATGGAACATGGATTGCTCGCAATAGTATATTTTCCGGTATATCCGGTTTTCCAGGAGCTGTAGTGGTTATTGGTGGTGGGACGACAACATGGACAGATGTTAAAAGCATGGGGTTGCAAAGCATCACTGCATATGTTACTCCTACATTTTCTAATATTCATCTGCACGATGTGTTTTATGGGTTGTCTTCTTATGGCAGTGCTACGCCATCGATATCCAATCTTAAAATCACTGATTCTGGCTATGTGGAAGTTTATGTTACTGAGGTAGATACTTCATTAAATTTAATAGACCCTGATTTTACAATAAGTAGTATTATTATAAATAATGCAACTGCCAGTTGCACTCGAAAGCAAACTTGCAATATCCACGTAGCAGATGAAGATGGTGCAGACCTCGAAACGGTCACAGTTCAATGCCAGACGTTTGGGAATGTAGTCTCGACTGATGCCGGTTCGACTTTCTATAAATGTATCCTCGACCACACATCGGGAGTATTCGCTACAGACCTTACTGCAAACAAATGGGTGCTGACGACGGCGGCTTATGCTGCGAAGGCAGGATGTGTTGGTGGTGCTGGTACAGGGGCATGGGTAACTGGAATCGCTTACGTTGCAGCGGCTTCGGAATTTAGTGTGGCAACAGATTCAGGTGGTGACATTGCCGAACAGACGATAGATTACAAGAAGTGGATTGGAACATCCGAAGCACTTCTGACTTATAGCCCGCATACGTTCACGTTAACTTATGGTGGTGATACTCACGTTGTCGATGATTTCACAGTTTCCGCTCCAGTAGTCTGGAACTTGGAATTTCCACCACAGGCAACTTTACTCTCGGCGATTTACGCAGCGACGATCACAAACGCGACTGGTACTGACATTGCCGCCGATATAATTGCACTGAAGGCTGAGACGGTATCTATTCTGGAGGATACAGCGGCCATTCAAGGCAAACTGCCGACGAATAAAATCATGGGCAGTTCCGATGTTGATAACCACGATACGGATATAGATTCAATTCTAACGGATACAACTGCCTATGATACAGACGCTGAATACGCAACGGCAATTTGGGGTGCTTTAGTTGCAAGTTATACGGGCGAAACAACCTTCGGTGGAGAAATGGGTGGCCTCGATCCGAACATCACTTTAATTCTGGCCGATACCTCGGCTTTCGATACGGCGGCGGAGTACGCGGCGGCGATCTGGAACGCGGCGACGGGCAGTTACGGCGGGGCGGGGACTTATGGCCAGGCGGCGGAGGATGTTCTGGCTGATACGGCGGCCTACGATACCGACGCCGAGCACGCGGCGGCGATTTGGAACGCTTTGATGGCAACCTATACAACCGAGGCCAGTTTCGGCGGTGAAGTCCAGCAGTTAGACCCGAACATCACTTTGATTAAGGCCGTTACGGACGTCATGCGGGCCTTAACGACTACGGTGGCAGATGATAACGACGCCAACAGTTTCACACTCACGGCGGGCGCAGCGGCCGCGGACGCCTATCGCGGTGCGACGATCTACGTTCGGGATGCTACGGATGCCCACTGGGAGTCGAGAACGGTCTATGAATGGACGGCGGGGCGGATAGTGGAGGTCGATTTGCCATTCTCATTCACACCCGCGGTGGACGATGTGGTGATCTTGTGGGGCATGGGGTACTTTCCTATGGATGTTTACGACAACCAGCCGGTCACACCGCCGCCGGGGGTTATAACGATAGACCGGACCGCCGCCAGCGGAGGCGGCGGGACGGCGACGCTGAATGCGGAAGGAGATGATCCGTGATGAGACACGGATTAACACTGATTAACACGGTTAAAAGACAATGAAAATTAAGATAAAAAATAATAAAAAGAAAAACAGTGAAATCTGTGTAAATCCGTGTCTGATAATTTTATTCGTTCTCTGTGCTCTATGTGGCTCAATCTACGCCGAGACGGCGATGATCAACTCGTTCAAAAACGGCGAGATCACACCGAAGCTTGAGGCCAGGACGGACGTCGAAAAGTATTATTCCGCGGCCCGGGTACTGGAAAATATGTTCGTCAAGCCATGGGGCCCGGTAGAGAAGCGGCCGGGAACGTATTATATCGCGAACAATTATTCTCTTGTAATTGTGCCTGAAGTGCCGGAAGTGCCGGCAGTGCCGCCGGCACAGTTTCGGGATGAGGCGACTGTAGTTTCGAATAGTGATTCGGTGGTTTGGCTTGATCCTAATTATACCGTTCTGAATTATGAGGGTTTAGGTGGTGGTTATTTGAACTCTTCCATTGCTGTAACAAGTGATGGAATAGTTGTTTCCGGGCACGGTGCGGGAACAGAACCATGCATTACTCGTTGGGATACGGATTTGAATGCGGATAATACCTTTTTCGTCCCTGACGACGGATGGCCTCAAACTGGTGACATGGTTGGTGATTTATGTTTTACAGATGATGAAAAATATTTATATGCAGTAGTGTCAGGTCCTTACCGTTTGATTAAATTTGATGCAGCAACCGGGGATGAGGTATGGCATGTCCATAAGGGTGGAAGTTATTATACGATAGCAGTTGATGATGATGATAATGTTTATACTATGGGTCTTAGTGGTGCTGTTATACAATGGAACTCTGATGGTAGTATAGTATTGATTCTGGACGTAGGTATATTGTCGAGAGATATCCTAATAGATAGCACAAATCAAAGAATATATTGTACTGGAAAAGCTCTCACAGTTGATACGACTGTTTCGGCAATAGATTTTGGTGGAACTAATTATAATTACTTCAATACTGGAGGTCAAGGTCGTGGTATTATCAAAATAGGAGATTTTATCTACGTTGCCTGTAGTAGACACGATCACGGAGTAGGCGGGGCATATGCAAGTGTCTACAAATTTGATACGTCTCTGAATCTCATAGCAAGTTACGATACGGGACTTGATTCGTATGGAATTTGGTTTGATTGGGAAGGTCGAATAGCTGTTTCTTCAGGTTATTACGACGGCGGCGAGTTTGGTGCGGGAATATGGCTTCTTGATACCGATCTCACTTATATTGCCGACTACCGGGTAGAGAATGATGTGGCATATGGTGTAGAAGGCAGCAGCATTCCGTTTATGGACGCAGGAACCCCGGGGTTTCCGGCGGTTCCAGGATACGAGATAGAGACCGGGTTATCCGATGCTGAGGCTAAGCGCCTGATCCCGTTCGAATGTGAGGACGCCAATCCTTACGTGATAGCGTTAGGCGACAAGAAAATGGCATTTTTTAAGAGCAACTGAATTTTTAGACACTGATTAACACGGATTAACACGGTTAAAAAAAGGTTATTAAAATGAAGAATAAGAATAAAAAAAACAGTGTAAATCAGTGTAAATCCGTGTCGATAATTATTCTCTGTGTCCTCTGTGTCCTCTGTGGCTTAACATACGCGGAGAAGGCGATAATAAACTCCTTCAATTCCGGTGAGATAACGGGTGAGATGGCGGCCAGGGTGGACCTGAAGGCGGCGTATTCGGGTGTGCGGGTAATGGAAAATTTCTATTGCCAGGCCCAGGGCGGGGCGTCGAAGAGGCCGGGCACTTACTATATAGCAGAGTCCGCGGACAGCGATGTTAAGGGCCGGCTGATCCCGTTCGGGCACTCGACGGGCACAAATTACGTTTTGGAGTTCGGGGATAAAACGATCAGATTCTATAAATAAAGGTGAGCCATGATAGGATTTAAGATTTCAGATTTAAGATTTCAGATTTTAATAAGTTGCATTCTGGGCGTAATTGCTTTCGGGCAGGGTGAGCAGATACTGCAGGATGGCTCGGCCTATTCGATTGCTTCACCTTACGCTGCGGCGGACCTGTTCGAAGTCCAGTACATCCAGTCGGCGAACGTAATGTACCTGGCCCACCCGGACTATCATCCGCAGATACTGCAAAGGTTCGGCGATACGAACTGGACGATAGCCGATGTGAACTTCGTGCGCGGCCCGTTCATGGCCCAGAATACCTCGGTCGGCTGGACGCTGACGCCTTCGGCGACTACCGGGGACATTACGATCACCGCCAGTTTGGATACCTTCTACGCCGAACACGTGGGCGCGTTGTGGCAACTGTCGCATACCGTCGATGCCAATACTGTAACCGGGTCATTTACCGCCGATTCGCTTTATGTTGCGCAGGCCGACCAGAATTCGCCAACCCTATTAGTCGCCATGGGCCAGGATTTCTCCGTACTTACGAGCAGTAGATGGAAGGGAATACTGTATTTACAGAGGTCTTACGACGGCACCAACTGGCAGGATGTATATACGTTTACTTCAACGAGCGACAATCCGCAGAATATGGATTTCCGCGATACCGAAACCGTTGCCGACGCAGAGTACCGGCTTAAGATGACGGATCAGTACGGGGTTTACGTTCACCGGGACGAACAGTACTTCAGTTGCTCTTATACGATGGTCGCGGCCAATTACGTCAAGCAGGGAATAGTATCGATTACGGGTGTCTCGACTCCGCGATTGGCGAATGCTACGGTCCTTTACGATCTCGGCGGTACGATTGCAACTTATTTATGGGCGGAGGGCTCGTGGAGCAATTACCGGGGCTGGCCGGCCGCGGTAACGTTGCACAGGGAGCGTTTATGCTTCGGCGGCACGGCGGCCGAGCCCGATACGATATGGTTCTCTCAGACGGACGACTGGCATAATTTCCTTGTTACGAATCTCGAAACATCGGCCTATACCTGCACGCTTGCAGCCGATCAGGTCAATACTATTCGCTGGCTCGTCTCACACAATGACATGATGATCGGGACTACGGGCGATGAGTGGAAATTGGAAACGCCGGCGGGCAAGCCATTATCAGCCTCGACCCTCAATCGGCAGTCGACCTACGGCAGCGCCGAGATACAGGGTTTGTTAGTCAATAACCAGGTCATTTACGCGCAGCGCAATAACGAGAAGATAATGAGGCTGAAATTCGACTTCGCCAGCGATAACTGGCGGAGCGAGGACCTGACCCTGCTGAGCGAGCACATTACCGATACCGGTATTACCCAATTAGCGTACCAGCGGAGCCCGTTATCAATTTTATGGTCGGTCTGCGATAACGGGGAGCTGCTTGCCCTCGTACTGGAGGACAACCAGGAGATTTTAGGATGGAGCCGGTACGTTTTCGACGGTGACTGTGAGAGTGTGGCAGTGGTTTCCGGCGATCCGGAAGATGAGGTTTGGGTAATAATCAAGCGTGAAATCGGCGGGTCCGAGAAGCGGTATATCGAGCAGTTTCAGCCGATAGAGTTCGCGGATCAGGATTCGGCATTCTTCGTAGACTGCGGGTTATCGTTCGACGGAGGTGCGGCGGTTTCGATAACGAATATAACGCAGGCGAACCCTGCGGTTGTAACGGCGGCGGATCATACGTTTGCCGATGGCGACCAGGTTCGGTTCGCCGGGGTCGGCGGGATGGATGAGGTCAATTACCAGGTCTATACGGTCCACACGGTTACGGGTTCGAGTTTTGAGCTGCGGGACCTGTCCGATGCGGTCGATATTAATTCCGTTACGTTCACCGCCTATACCTCGGGCGGGACGGTCGAGCAGGTCGAGAATACGTTTACAACTTTAGACCACTTAGAGGACAAGGCGGTTGTCGCCGCGGGCGACGGCGGGTACGCGGGCGATTATACCGTGGACGCCAATACAGTGACCCTGGACGATTACTACAACAGGGTGCATATCGGACTGCCTTATACCGCGAAACTGGAGCCGATGAAGCTGGAGTTCCTGACAACGGGCGGGGCGCTGCAGGGCAGGACCAAGCGGATCTCGGCTACAACGCTGAGGTTCTTCGAGTCGCTGAGCTGCTCGATAGGCCCGACGTGGACGGATTACGATTCTTACGTATTCAGGGACAATTCCGATGCAATGGAGGCGGCGACACCGTTATTCACGGGCGATAAGAAGATAAGTTTCACCGGCGGGTTCGAGACTGCCGGGGATATGTGCATACAGGATTCGTACCCAGTGCCGTTGACGGTGCTGGGAATTATCGTCGATTATGAAGTGGAAAAATGAATAACTACGAGAGACATAAAGGGGATGATTTATTAAGTAACGACCATCGGTTGAAATATAAATGGAGATGGGTAAGATCAGCATCTGAAATATCAGAAAAAGATTTGAAAAAGTGGACACATTTCCAATGTTCAAGTTGTAATGTTGGTAATTGGGAATTAGAAGCTATTCAATGGGGTAGTTGTGATGATATTAGTTATGAAGCAACATTTAGATGGGGTCAAGGAGATACAATTAAGAGAAAAGAAGGTTTTTGCACACGAATAGAAGCACAAATAGGAGCGGAGAAGATGTTAGATGATTGGATTCGGGAACAACATACAAAAATAGTAAATAATAAATAGTAAATAATAAATATGATAAAGCTCCGAGTGGCGCATCTTGAGGATTTGATTTTATTGGCCGAGAACTCGATGGATGAGACGCTCCGCAACTGCGGACGCGAACGCATCATGGAGTGGGCGAAATTGAACATGGACTGGGGGCCTGCCTACGCCGCCGAGTATAACGGCAAATTGATAGCGGCGGCCGGTGTAATGCTGACCCGGCCGGGCCTGGGCGATATCTGGATCGTAGTGGATAAAGACGTCGAACATTCGTGCTCGTTTTGGAAAGAGGCACTGAGAGCGATGCGTGATATGCCGGAGATTATAGCCGAGAAGTACGGTTTAAAGAAGATCAGGTCGAGATCGAGAATAGGATTCAACGCGTCGCAGATAATGTTGAACCACATAGGCTTCGAGCGTCAGCGCCGGGCGACGAAGGAATTTTATCTGTATATCAGGAGATTTTGATTATGCCGTGGGCACCTTATGCAATAATGGCCGCCGGGGCGACCGTGCAGGCGGTGGCAGTGAACCAGCAGGGTAAGAGTGCCGAGGCGTTAGGCAAGTATAAATCGCAATTAGCGCTCGGCGAGGCGGCGGCTACGCGGGACCAGGCCGCCGAGGCCCAGCGGCTCAAACGTATCGAGATGAGGCGCACCCTTGCGGCCAACAGGGAGATAACGGCGGGCAGCGGGATGATGATGACCGGCTCGCCGGCCGAGCACCAGTTGCAGGTGATTAACGATTACGCCTACGATATCGCGAGGACCGGGTTCGAGGGCGAGTCGCAGGCCCGGCGGTCGGAGGATATGGCCGAGATTTACCGGATGGAGGCGAAGTCGGCGGCCCGGGCGGGCAAGATGGGCGTGTGGACGGCCCTGTTCGGCGGGGCGTCACAGATGGCAAGCACATACGCGATGAGTAAAATTAAAACTTAACTCCAGGATATATTATGCCCGAATTGATAGCAGGACCGAGAAAACAGGCGCCGCAGGCGGCACCGTCGATTGCCGGGTCGGTTAACCCGAATATGTTCAGCGGCGAATCGGATGCCCTGCAGCGGATGGGAGCGACTATATCGCGGGCGGGCAATCAGTTCCAGGATGTCCTGATGAGGAGGCGATACGCCGATTATGCGAACCAGTACAACGAAGGGCAATTGGCATACCAGCAGTTCGAGAGCGATTCGGAAGTGCGGCGGACCGGCGATACGAATTACGATAACCACGCGGTGAAGTTCGACCAGGAATACAAACAATGGTCGGGAGACTATCTCGCGAAGGTTAAGGATCCGCGGGCAAGGAATGAGCTTTCGACGGACCTTGCTATCAAGGCCGATAAGGAAGAGCTTAAAATTTTCAATTCATCCCGTGCGAATGTGATTCAGAAGATAAGACTGGACCAGCCTGCTTTTCGGAAGATATTCGCGCAGGAATATCTCGATATCGCCAATGACGACGATGAAGTTGTAGACCGGACACGAAAAGAGATGGAGGGGAAATACAGGGCACATACCAACGAGCACGAGAGGTTGGGTATGGCTGCGCCGGGCTGGGCAGAGGAGGACATGCACCTTCTCGCACTTGATGTGGCGATGGAGGCTATCGAGCGGGATCCGGAAATCACTAAGCAGGTAATGGAGAGCGGTGATCTCGGCGTTCTGATGAGCGATAATCTCGTGCAGCGGCTGACCTCGGCCGATAAGGATGAGATCAGAACGGCCGCGAAGCGCAAGGGTAACTACCTGCAGTTGATGTGGAACCAGGATGAGGAGACAAAAAAGGCCGAGTACCAATTAGAAGCGGCGAATATAGCGGAAACCGGCGATATAAAAAAGTTGAACGATTATCTTAAAACCTGTTTTACGGACAGGGTATTGTTTTCGAATAAAACAACTGTCGCAGACTGGCGGGGAGCGGAATTGGGCAAGGGTGATCGACGGCAGGCGATATTAAAAGAGGGCAAACCGAATCCGTACACTACGATCACCGATCCGGAAACTTACTGGAAGAACTATACGAAGGTTCTGGCTAATCCCAATTCCATGACGAATACCGAGATCACGGCCATGGTCCCGGGAATTTGCGGGATCACCCAGGCCCAGTCGGTACTGAATCTCAAGAAATCGCCGGATGATGACCCATTGAAGAGCCCGCAGGCCCAGATGTACTTTGCATCACTTGGCAATTTAGTAATAGGCGGCGAGAAACAACCGAAAGCGGAATTGGCACTTTATTACGATAAGGCATACAGGGCATTGGCAGACCACATAACGAAATATCCCGATGAAACACCGGAGCAGTTGAATAAATACTATAACAGTTTGATAGAGCCGTTTGTAAAAGACTGGCGGCCTAAAAACTGGGGCAAGCTCATTAGCGGGCTGCCGGGAAAGGAAGGAACCTCATTTACGAAAACAGCAACCAATCCGAAGACGGGCAAGAAAGTTGGTTGGAACGGGACTAAATGGATACCAATACCATAAAACCGCCGGAAGGATTCGTATTAGACGAAATACAGGATCCGCCGGAAGGATTCGTGCTGGACGATACATCGACGGAGATACCCGATCCGGATATATCCGAGCGGATCGCCGGCAGCGGGATGGGTGTATCGATGGAGGATTTGCCCGAGCAGTTCGAGCCGTTCCGCGATAAGATTGAAAACAGCATTTATTACAGCAGCCAGTACGGCATTCCGCCCGAACTGGCTTATGATCTTGGCCCGGAAATCGAGGGAAAAACAGGTCTGAAAAGACAAGCATTTCCTGTCGACGATACCCACGAGAAAATAAACAAGCAGATGATTGATGCATTTAAGACGACTCTGGGATCGTTTCTTTCGATATCGCCCTCTCCTGTTGGCATTCCTGCTTCTATAATAGCGGTAAATACGAAGGCCTCGGATGTTATTCTCGGCTTTGCAAAAGCGGTTGTAGATATTGAAAGCGAGAAACAGGAACTCGCCGAAAGAAAAGAAATTATGCGGTATCCTTACGTTGCCGCGGGCATGGGCGGTTTTTCGCCTTTCATTACCAGGAAAACGGCCCCGAATATTCCCCTGCATCCCATTACAGCCTTGAAGGAGGCGGGCAAGGGAATTGCACGTTTTGCCGAGTCGGGCGTTGGCGGAGCGGTTGGCGGCACGGCTTACGACTGGCTTGGGCAGTTCGTCGAACAGGGCGGGTATGCGATTGACCAGCTTTCAAAGTTGGGATCGAAGAATAAAAATGAAATCTATAATCCACTTGCCGAGGCCGTTATATCGACCGGGCAGAATATATCGAAGTGGGGAAAGCAATCACGGCTGGCATGGGCGGAGCAGGCGGCTTACGGGTGGGAAGCACTCGATCCGGCCCTGGCGAAGATAGACCCAGTTTCCTACGGTGCGGGCCGAATAAGCGAGGGTTTGGCTTCAAGCGCACTGTCCGTTCTCGCAATGTACCTTTCGGGCGGCGCGACGGCGGGTGCGGAAATATTAAACAAGGGGTTCCAGCTCAACCGGGGATTGCTCCTGTTATCGGGATTATCGGCGGCCGGCGGATTTCAACATGCCCAGGAACAGGAGGAAAACTTCTTTTGGAGCACATTGCACGGTATTGCCGACGGCGGTATCGAGTACTTTATGGAGTCTCATTTTCTCGAAGGAATAGGGGAAAGCACGAAGGCTGTATCGGCGGGCTTTAAGGAAGGGGCCGAGGAGTTCTTTACCGGGATGCTCCAAAACACGAGGGCCGGGATCCTTGAAAACACAAAGAAGGGAATGTCGAGCTATGAGGCTGCGAAAAAGGCTATTTTAGGATCGCTTAAACAGTCACCATGGGAAGTCGCCGGCGGATTTCTCGGCGGATGGGGCATGCAGGGCGGCCTGAATCTAATCCAAATCACAGAAAAATGGAAAGAAACGGTTCCTTACGAAGCCGAGGAAGAAGAGGGCATAGTCCACGTAAAATCGCCGGCGGAATACGCAAGAAGGGTTAAGGCCCTGATTATCCCGTGGTCGGAAATGAGGCAGAGAATGGCCGCCGAGGCCGAGGCATTGGAGAAAGGTCCGGAAAAAGATGAATTTCAGCGGCAGATTGACGAATTAGACGAGCAGGCGGCCCGGCACTTGGCGAGCATTGCGCAGGAAGGCCAAACTCAGGCCGGTAAGGGCAAAGAGACCGCCCCGACCGAGATCGTCGCTCCTGGCGAGGCTGAAGAATTAGCCACAGAGGGTACAGAGAAACAAGGGGGAACTGTTTACCACGGTACAAGTCAATCAATCGAACAAATCAAGAATCCACTAGAAGATACTTGGAACGGATTGAATATCTATGGGCAAGGTTTTTATACCACAGATACTGAAAGCGTTGCGGAGGGTTATACCAAAAAAGGCAAGGGAACTACCCCGACGGTATATAAAGTGAAAGTTTCGCCCGATGCAGAACAACATTTGTATGATATGGAAAAACCTTTAGACGCTAAAATCAAAACAGACTTGATGCCACTTCTTAAAGAATGGGAATTAGATTACATACTTACTGATCCGGACTATAAAGAAGACACCAAAAATCTTCGTGAATTATATGACACGATGCGGGCAGAGTTTACTAATAATAATGTATCCGCCGATGAGGGAACATATCTTTTTAATGAAATTACCAAAATGTTACAGGGGCAAGGTTATGTTGGTTATAAACATAAAGGCGGCCTTCAGATAAAAGGGAAACCTCACATAGTCAGGATATTTTGGAGTCCCCAAACCGATTTAGAAGTAACGCCGGTCGTCGAGTATCCCGACTTAGCCCCCGCCGAGGGTGAAGAATTAGCCACAGAGGGCACAGAGAAAAATATTTATTATCGCGGTGATACTGGTGCGGGGGTGTTAAAAGAGGCAAAAAGGACTAAGGGTTTAATCGCTTTAACCAAAAATAAACACGTCGCCGCAACATATGTGGCGGGAGGTATCCCTCAGACAGAAGAAGAATTTAATGAGTATGAAGAATCGGGACAATTGGAAAGAGATTTAGAAAAAGTCGATGTTTATAACGTGGAGGCGAAAAATACATTAGTAATCGATAAAGCAGGTCTGAAAGTCATGTCGGGGCTCAAGGACAAAGGAAATCCAATGGCAAAGAGAATAATTGAGACAAAGGACTTGCTTTACTGGTGGCAAAACACACAGGAGGAAAAACAAGAAGCGTGGGAGAAAATCATAATCCCACAACTTCAAAAGTTGGGTTATGACAGCATAGAATATCAGGATGATGTGAATGCAGGCAGAACATTAGCCGTTTTTAGCACCAAACAATTGAGTCCGGTCAAGGCACTTGAAAAACAAGCGGAAATCGTAAATCGTAAATCAGAAATTGACTCGCTTCGCGAGAAGATGGAGGAACGCGAAGCGGGCGAAACGGATGAGCAACTTTCCGGGATTACCAAGAAACGTCGAAAATCACTTATCAAGGAGACGGCGGAGAGGATTAAGGCTCACGATATTTATCAGAATGAGGTGGCGGCACAGGATGTTTCAGGCCGGAAGATCGGGCCGGGATTTTATTACGTCGAGGAGTCAGGGCGGGGTGAGGTCGAGGCGATAATCGGGGAGATGAAACCGGGCAAGTTCAAGACGAAACTTCAGAAGATGTTCACCTTCGACCGTGCCGATGCCACGAGCGGCCGGGCGACGGCATGGGACGTCGCCGTTCAGCAGGGCCTTTACACAGAGACGGAGCAGGGCGAGTACGATACCCACGGTGATATGGAACTGTCGGAGTTCGTGCAGCGGGTGGCCGATGCCTTCGAATCGGGCGCCGAGGCTTCCGGCCTTAATACGGCAGCACTAAATAATTTCGCAGCCAGCGGATACCCGGATGCCGAGATGTTAGCCGAGAAGTTCCGCATGCTCCGGCACGGATCATCGGATATCGAGATTAACGAGATGATTACCGAATGGGCGGAGCGGAACGATGTTCCCATCGAGTCGGTGATGGATGAGTTTGTGAACGCCGATAAGATGCAGAAGATCGCCGAACTTTCGGAAGATGAGCAGGATGCGGAACTCGAAAGGCTGGCGACCGAGCAGATATTGGCTGAGAACCAGCTCGCGGCCCAGAACGCGGCGAAGGACGTTCTTGAGGCCAATGGTATCGAGGCTCAGGTCGAGAAGGTCGAAGAGATAGAGTACGAGGACGATGTTCCATTCCAGAGGCGGCAGGGCAAGGCGACCGGGGCGGCAATGACTAAGGGCCAGCGGCAGGTGATCCAATTGGCGCTCGGGGCGGATATTGAGACGGGGGCACATGAGGGCTGGCATTTACTTCGAAGCAGACTGACCGACGATGACCTGGCGACGCTGATGGATAAGTACGGGCCCGGACTGAGGGGCGAGGAGCTGGAGGCCGCGGCGTTCGGGCGGTTCTATAAAGAGAATAAGGCGCCAACGAACGCAATACGAAAGATATTCGAGAAGATCAGGAAAATTCTTGCGAAGATCAAGTCATCCCTGCAGGGCAAGGGGTTCAGAACGGTCGAGGATATATTCGGGGAGTCGGTGACGGGAAAGGTTGCAAAGAGGCAGACAGACCTTTTAGGCCGGCCGGTTCTGCAGGGCGGTGCGGCGGGCAAGCAGGTAAAAGTTACTCGAAAAGCCAAGACATTAGGATTAACTAATGCAGATATAAGTAGTTTGATTGCTGTTAAAGGACTTACGCACAAGGTGGCGGCTAAGTTAGAAGCGAGTGGATACCTTACCAAAGGTCAGATTTCATATCTGGGTGGTACGATAGACCGAGATATGAATGACCCTACATTCACATATCAAGAGAAGTTAAATTCCATCTACGTGTCTCTGAAAGAATTCATTCGTGACGATATAGAGATTATTGCTCCCACAGAAGAAAAAGATATTCTCGCCGCACCCCAAGCTTCCGCCCAGACAGAGCGGAAGAAATTAGGGGATAAACCGGCCACACTAATTCAGGGGAACAATGTGGATGTATTTCTGGAGACGGCTTCAAAGGGAGAGGTTGCAAACGCCGTTCAACGGCTTACTCTGTTTTATCAGGAAATGTGCAGGAAAAACCCCGATATATTTGAAAAATTGCCGCCATTGCAGACTCTGTACGATGAGGCGCCAGCCGGTACTAAATTATACTCACCAGAGCACTTACGGATGCTTGTCGGTGGTTTGCAGAATGTGATAAAAATGTTCACTCCTGAAGAACAAGTAAAACTAATTACAGGCGGGGCGGCGGAGGCAATTGAGAAGCAATCGAAAATCGAAAATCTAAAATTTGAGACTTCCGGCCAGCGGCTGAGGCGGGAGGCCGAGCTCAGGGCGCAGATAGAGGGCCGCAAGGCGAGATTGAAGGCCCAGCAGGCGCTCATACCGAGTAAGACAAGGAAAAAAGGCCCGGCGATCCGGAGATTCAAGATAAATATCCGGGAAGTGACGCCGGCGTTGAGGCCGGATTTACTGCCGGAGCATTTGGATAAAGTGATCGGCTCGGCCATTCCCGGGGCCGAGGAGTTGCCGAAATCGACAAGGACGCTTGTTCGGCCGGTCTATGATAAGGAATGGTTCGACCGGAATATGGCCGTCAAGGGCCGGGATGTTCGGGATAAGGCATCATCGCAGGCGAAACGGGCGTGGATAGCTCTCGAAAAGAAGTTTACGCCGATGTCGACGAGACTGTTCAATATCGCACCGAAACTATTCCAGGCGACGAGAAAATACGTTTACGACCAGATGACCAGGACCGTCTGGCTGTCCGATGAGGTCAGTCCGTTCGTCCACGATATCAAAAAGATGGATAAGACGGACCGGCGGCAGATGGACCTGGCCCTAAAGAACGGGATCAACTGGAAAATCGCCGAACTGACCGAAAAGTACGGAATCCAGGCCGATTACGAGAAGGCCCGGGCCGCGCTGGATGAAATATACGAGGCGGCCAAGGACGTCGGGATAAAAATAGAGTATATGAAGAACTACTGGCCGAGAATCCTGAGCGATAAAGAGGGGTTCTTAATGTACTTCCAGGGCCGCGATGACTGGTCGATTATAGAGGAGATGATTAAGAAGCGCGCGGAGCAGGCGGGACGGGAGATCCGGGATATGACGCCGGATGAGATCGCTCAGGATATTAACGTTCTCATGCGCGGCTACCAGTTGCAGAACCTGATGCTGTCTCGGCCCGGCCCGGCGAAGGAGCGGACGGTGGAATCGGTGACGGCGGAACTCGATTCATTCTACGAGGATTCACTGACCGCGGTATTCAAATATATCAAACTGATGACGGCCAAGATCGGGGAACGTGAGTTCTTCGGCCGCGAGACCAAACTGATCCAGGCCCTGAGAAAAACACAAAGGGCGAGATTAACGAGATTGACGAAACTGAAACGGCGGGTCGGGCTCAAAGGGGCGCCGGAAGAAACTTACAAGGAGCATATTTCGAAGACATACGAGGCATGGATGGCTACCAACGAGCGGCTGACAAGACTCAAGGCCCGGCCACTGACCGATACGATAGGCGGGTATATCGACCGGGTAAGAAGGGCGGGACTGATTCAGCCGGCTCAGGAAAAGCAGATTCAGGACATATTGATGGGAATATTTGATCCGACGGGGATGGGCAGAATTACTTCGATGATATCATCGGGCGTATATATCGATACGCTGAATTCGCCATTGCAGGCCATTACCCAGCTCGACGAGTTTGCATATTCGTTTTACAAGAGCCCATGGCACTCGATCCCGGCACTCATTACAACCATAGCCCGGCGTTCGGAAGTGACGTCCAGGGATATAGGTATCGTTTCAATAGGTGAGGAGTTTCAGGGTCCGAGTATGCACAAGGCACTCAGTACGCTATTGAAATCCATCGGCTTCGAGCAGATCGACCGACTCAATAAGGAAAATGATATCAATACGGTACTTCGAAAGTACCGAAGCCAGGCGAGAAACGCCGAACTTAATCCTGATTTTGTCAAGAGAATGCAACGGGTATTCGGCGAAGAATACCAGAATGTTATAGCCGATTTGAAGAAAGGCGAGATTACCGACAATATCAAGTACCTTCTTTTCAATGAGCTTTTGGATATTCAGCCATTGGCGATAAGCGAAATGCCGGAATCCTATGCCAAGGCCGGTAGTTGGCGGTTGGCGTATTCTCTTAAGAGCTTCTATATTCGAAGGCTCGATTATGTGAGAAACGAATGCTTTAAGGATATGAAATCGAAGGACACTTTCGCCCGCGGTTTCGGCAAATTAGTTTGGCTGACTTTCGCATTTGCTCTTATGGGCTGCGGAAGCGACCTTTTGAAGGACTTCATACGCGGCCGGAAGTTCAGCCTGAGTGATTCGATGACGGATAACATCCTGAGAATGGTCTTTTTCTCCAAGTACCAGGCATGGCGGACTCGTGAAAAGGGGTTCGGAACGGCGATACTCGAAGGATGGCGGCCGCCGACCAAAGCTATCGATGCCCTGTCCCGGGACATAATTAATACGGCGATGGGCAAGGACCGGGGATGGGAGTTGTGGCGAAGTGTTCCTATCGTCGGTGAGGAATATTACTGGTGGTTCGGACAGGGGTCTCAGAAAAAGAACCAGCGAGGAATGAGGAAAATAATAAGGTAACGAAAGGACGTAAAATGAAAATGGTTCAAGGTTCAAGGTTCAAGGTTCAACGGCTGCTGGTTTTGATTGCGCTAATGATGTGTTCGGCGGCGTTCGCAACTGTAACGGAGACTGAGTCGAAAGAGACTCCGCAGGCTTGCAACGGCAGCTCCGTCGCGTTCACGTTCGATTTCCCCGTCTCGGCGACGAGCGAGGTGATTGTAACGCTGCGAACGATCTTGACGGGAGCCGAAGATGTCCTGGTAGAGACAAACGAATATACCGTTTCGGCGGTAAATAACGACTATTCATCGGGCGGAACGGTCACAACCGTTGCGACATATAGCGGCGACTATACGATTTCGCTCAGCAGGAGAACCACGCAGACACAGAATACCAACCTGAGAGATACGGGCGCCCTGCGATTTTCGGCTATGCAGACGGCACTGGATAAACTGACGCGGATCGTACAGGAGCTTCAGGAGGAAATACGCCGGGCTCCGCGGATCCCGATCTCCGATACCTCGATAACGACGGATTTAGACGATTCGGTTCAACGGGCCTCGACGGTTTTAGGGTTCGATTCGAGCGGCAACTTCACTGCCCTTGACGCCGTGCCGACCGGATCGGTGTCGGTTAGCGCGTTTATGGGAACCGTTCTTGACGATGCCGACGCCGCCGCGGCGAAAACGACGCTGGCGGTTCCGACGATATCGGCGTTTGCCGAGACTGTGATCGACGATGCGACGGCTGCGGCGGCCCGTACAACGCTCGGGGCGGTCGGATTGACGGGCAATGAGACCGTGGGGGGCAATAAGACGTTCAGCGGCACTACGACGCTCTCAGGCATTACTACGGTAGCCGATGCGAGCCTGATGGCCTCGACGGCGGCACCTTCGACGGATGCTATGATCGTGAATAAGAAGTACGCCGACGATGCCCACAAGCCTTATGCCAGGATGTACGGGACGGCCGCCCAGGCGAATCTTACCGATGTGACCTGGACAACGATCACATTAGATACCGATACGTTTGATTCGGGCACGATAACGAACCTGTCGAGCTATAAGATCACGCCGGCGGTGGCTGGTTACTACATAATAATCGGGCAGATCACATACGAAAACGCGATCGCCGAAAAAACTTATTACGCCCAAATCTACAAGAACGGGACAACCGCCACCGCCACGCGGTCTCAGCAGAACGGGGCGGCGACTACCGATGTATCCGTGACGGTTCAGGATGTCGTTTTGTTAGATGCGGATGACTATATCACGCTTCGCGGTTACGTGAACTGCGGGGCCAATACTGTGGATATAAATGTAGGAACGGCAGATACTTACTTGATATTATACAGGCTATGAAAGGCGAGAATCTTCCATTTATTATTTACTATTTTCTATTGAAGGGCGAGATAGATGGCATTAACAACAGAAGAAAAGGCTTACATTCACGAGTCCGCGAGGGAAGTTGCAAAGG